GTTCTGCAACGCGGCCGGTGAACGCCGGTATCGCGTCAATGCAGACCTGTGCCCGACCTACGCCGACTGCCTTGAGCAGCAGGTGTGGGCCGACAACGGAGAGCCCGACAAGGACTCCGGCAACGACCATCCGAATGACGCGGCGGGGTACTTCATCCACCGCGACTTCCCGATCATCAAGCGCATCGCGCGCGTCGAACCTCTGCGAGTCTGACCGATGCCCTTGGGTGTAAACGACCAAAGCGACGAGATCGCAGCTCTCGCTTGCGAGTGGCCGATCCTGGCGGCGCTACAGGGCGGCACGCCTGCCATGCGCAAGGCCAAGACCACGTACCTGCCGCAGTGGCCGAACGAGGAGCCTGCGAGCTATTGCGCGCGTCTTGCCACGGCAACGCTGTTCCCGGCGTTCAAGCGCACGGTGAACGTGATGGCGTCCAAGCCGTTCGCCAAGGCGCTGACGCTTTCGGAGGACACGCCGCCGAGCATCCAGCAGTGGGCCGAGGACATCGACCTTCAGGGTGTCTCTCTGCATTCCTTCGCCGCCGAGATGTTCACCGAGACGGTGGGCTTCGGGCTGGCGGGCGTGCTGGTGGAGTATCCGGCTGCCGCGCCCACTGAAGGCCTGACGGTCGCCAAGCTGGAGGCCTCGGGTCGGCGGCCCTACTTCGTGCGCGTGATGCATGAACAGATCCTCGGCTACAAGACCGAGGTGGTGAATGGCCGCGTGCGCCTGACCCAGTTGCGCATCGCTGAATCCACGACCGAGGACGATGGCGAGTACGGCACCAAGGTCATCCCGTGTGTGCGCGTGCTGCGTCCGGGCTCGTGGGAAGTGTGGAAGCAGGTCAGCAACGACAAGACGTGGGAGCTTGCGGAATCCGGCACCACGTCACTGACCGACATCCCCTTCGTGCCGTTCTATGGGGTCCGAGAGGGCTTCATGGTCGGCAAGCCGCCGCTGCTCGACCTGGCGTACCTCAACGTCAAGCATTGGCAGTCGCAGTCCGATCAGGACACGATCCTGCATGTGGCCCGGGTTCCCATCCTCGCCATGATTGGCGCGGAGGACGAGACGCAACTGACGGTCGGCGCGCAGTGTGCGGTGAAGCTGCCGCAGGACGCAGACCTGACGTTCGTCGAACATACGGGCGCATCCATCGAGGCCGGCGCTACGTCGTTGACCGCCCTTGAAGAGCAAATGGTGCAGACCGGCGCGGAGCTGCTGGTGCAGAAGCCCGGTGAACGCACTGCCACCGAGGACGCCAACGACGCCGAGGGCAACAAGTCCGACCTGCAACGCATGGCGGAGAACTACGAGGACGCGCTGGACATGGCGCTGTCCTTCATGGCGCAGTACGCCAAGCTGCCTTCTGGCGGCCATGTGTCGCTGTTCTCGGACTTCGGCGCGGCCACGCTGTCGGATGCGTCTGCAACGCTCATCAAGGACCTCCAGATGGCGGGCCTGCTGTCGAAGGAAACCGCGCTCAAGGAAATCCAGCGTCGTGGCTTCCTGTCGCCGGACGTGGACGTGGACGAGGAACTGGAGCGCATCGAGTCCGATGGCCCGCCGTTGGGTGCGCAGATCGACATGATGGGTATTGCGGCGAAGGGCAATGCCGACGACGAATGAGGCATTGCTGGATCGCGCGATTGATCGCGAGATCGACCTTCGGCGCTACGAGAACGGGGTCATCCTCCGCCTCATCGCGATACTCAATCGCACCGATGCACGGCTGACGGCGCAACTGGCCGAAGCCTTGCTCCGGTTGGACCGCGAGAGTTTCACCGTGGAACGCCTGGAGGCGTTGATTGCCTCCGTGCGCGCCACCAATGCCGCAGCCTATGCCGCTGTCTTCGATGCCTTGCAGCCCGAGATCCGGGCGCTGGCGGAAGTGGAGGCCGATGGCCAACTGGCCCTGTATCGCAAGACCGTCCCCAACGCCGTGCAACTGCAATTCCCCATCGCGGGGATTGGTAGCGATGCAGTGGTGGCGGCTGCGTTGTCCCGCCCGTTCCAAGGCCGCCTGTTGGCCGAGTGGGCGCGCAACGTGGAAGCCTCGCGGCTGGTGCAGATTCGCAACACCGTTCGGGTGGGCTACGTCGAAGGCAAGACCACGGCGGAGATCATCAAGACGATCCGTGGCAGCAAGGTGCTGAACTACGCGGACGGGCTGCTGGAGCGTTCGCGCAGGGAACTGGCCACCGTGGTGCAAACGGCCCTGAGCCATACCGCGCAGACCGCACGGCAAGCCTTCGTGGATGCCAACGCCGATCTGGTGAAGGCGATCCAGTGGGTGTCCACGCTGGACAGCCGCACGTCGCCCATGTGCCGCGTTCGCGATGGCCTGAAGTACACGACCGACCACAAGCCGATTGGCCACAAGATCCCGTGGCTGGATGGGCCGGGTCGGCTGCACTTCAACTGCCGCTCGGTGTCGGTGCCGGTGCTGAAGTCATGGCGCGAGCTGGGGCTGGATGCGGATGAAATGCCGCCCGGGACGCGTGCCAGCATGGATGGCCAGGTGCCTGCCGACCTGACCTACGCGCAATGGTTCGCCAAGCAGAGTGCGGCGCGGCAGGACGAGATCGTCGGCCCGGTGCGGGGCAAGCTTTACCGTGAAGGGCAAGTGACGTTTGAGCGGTTTTCCGACGACCGGGGGCGCTGGTTGACACTTGAACAACTGCGGGATCGGCTATAACTCAGCTAGAGGCTGAGGTGGAGGCAAGTGAATGCGTAGTGACGACATGCCGCTGGAAGAAGTGCTGCGCTACTCCATTCGGCGGATCGCGCTGGCGACGCCGCTGGATGGTGAGGTCGGCGACGAGTACGACAAGGCGAGCGGCGCAATCGACAGGCTTTTGAGGCTGCGCAGCGGCGAGAAACCAATTTCTAACCCGGATCTGGTTCGAGATGATGCGGGCTATGCGACGGTGATGCTACTCCTGCTGTACGTGGTCGCTCCGCTGGCATTGGGCGCTGCGGCTATCGGACTGTGCGTGTGGCTCGGGTGGCCCGCATGAGCATGAAGAAGCTTTGGCGCTGGCACGAAGTCCTCGGCTGGTTTGAGGTTGGCGAGGCATACAAGCTTCACAACGGCAACATCGTGCGCCTGTACTGGAACTGCGCCGACGCGCCCATGAGTTTGTTCAAGACTTGCGCGTGACCGAACTCCGCGCCATCCGAGGAAAGAAGCCCAAGGCGATGGCCGAGGCGCGCATCCTTGAATGCGAATGCGGCTGCCGCACGTTCGTGGAGACGCGGACGGGGATCGCGGTGGACAAGAAGGGCAAGGTGATCCACGCAGGCACGCCGATGCTGGTGTGTACGCACTGCGGGAAGCAGCAAGACACCTAGCCGCACGAACAATCGAACTACCCAAGGCTCGCCAGTGGCGGGCCTTTTTCTTTTGGGGCTGCGCCCCGCAATCCGCCTAGAGGGCAAAACCAAGTGAGTGAAATCGACCTGACTGCACCCGAGGTGCAGGCCGCGATCAGTGCTGCCGTTGAGAAAGCAACCGAAGGGTTGGCGGGCAAGAACCGCGAACTCCTGGCCGAACTGAAGGAAGCCCGCAAGGGCCGCGAGATCAAGCCCGAGGATGTCGAAAAGCTGGAAAGCACCATCGACAGCCTGAAGGAACAACTCGCGGAGTCCAACAAGGCGAAGAAGCAATCCGACAAGGATGCGGAGACGGCAAAGAAGGCGCTGGATGACGAACGCACGCAGACCAACAAGCTGATGGTCGATAACGGCCTGACGGCAGAACTGGTCAGGCACGGCGTGACGAATCCGGTTCACCAGAAAGCGGCCAAGGCAATGCTCGCCTCGGGCGTGGCCATCGACGCCGACAAGGCGCTGAAGGTTGGCGACAAGGCGCTGGGCGATTTCATCAAGGAATGGGCTGGCGGCGACGAAGGCAAGCACTTCGTCTCGGCCCACGAAGCACAAGGCGGCGGCTCGCAGGGCGGGCGCGGCAAACCTGATCCCAAACCCAAGGGCGACATGAGCGGAAGCAAAGAGGATCGCATTGCAGCGATCCAGGCCCGCCTCGACGCCGCACCTACTGATTAAGGAACCGACATGGCTCTCAGCAACATGAAGGTCTTCAACCGTGAGTTGCAGACCGCCACCATCGAAACCCTCGTCCAGATGGTGGACAAGTTCAACGCCGCCTCTGGCGGTGCGATTGTTCTCACTTCCGATGGCTTCGAAGGCGACTACCGCCACGAAGCGTTCTGGCAGGGCGTCCATTCGGCGCAGCGTCGTGTTGACCGTTACGCGTCGAACGCCTCGCAGGCTGCCACCGACCTCGCGCAGCTCCAGGCGACGGGCGTCAAGGTCGCGGGCGGCTTCGGCCCGATCCGCTTCGAACCGGGCCAGATGTCGTGGATTCAGAAGTCCCCGGCCGAGGCGCTGGAAGTGATCTCGCGCAACCTCGCCGAAGCCATGATGAAGGACCAGCTCAACACGGCGATTGCGTGTGCGGCTGCCGCCATCGAAGCGAACTCCGCGATGGTGTACGACGCCAACACCGGCCCGATCACCTACGCCGACATCAACAACGCGCACGCGCTGTTCGGTGACCAGTCGCAGCGCATCATCACCAACGTGATGGACGGCACGACGTACCACAAGTTCATCGGCCAGAACATCGCCAACGCCGCCACGCTGTTCGACTACCAGTCGGTCCGCGTCGTGGACATCCTCGGCCGCCGCGTGGTGGTGACGGATGCTCCGGCGCTGCGCGAAGCCTCCACCACGGCGAACGATGCCAAGGTGCTGGGCCTCGTCGCGGGTGGTGTCACGGTGTACGACGGTGGCGACCTCGTGTCGAACATCGAGACGACCAACGGCCTCCAGCGCATCGTCACCACGTTCCTGTCCGACTACACGTTCGGCGTCGCGGTGAAGGGCTTCGCGTGGGATACCACGAACGGCGGCAAGTCGCCGACCGACGCCGAACTGGCGACGGGTTCCAACTGGGATCAGGTGGCCACCAGCGACAAGGATACCGCTGGCGTCATGGTCCTCGGTATCGTCACCAGCTCGTAAGGAAGCAACGGAGGGCGGCTTTGGTCGCCCTCCTTTTCCATGCACACGACCGACTCAGAACGCGCCAAGTACGTCGAGACTTGGAAGCACGACGACTACCGCCTCTGCTCCCCCGGCTTGCGTCACCTCAAGAGTGCGTTGGCGTGGATGCAGCCCGAGAAGGGGGCAAGCATCACCGATTGGGGCAGCGGGTCGGGCATGGCCACGGATGCGATGGTGCGGCAAGGCTTCAAGGTGCGCATGGTGGACATCGCCGCCAATGCGTATCGCGGCAACAACGGGCCGGTGATCGAAGCCTGTTTGTGGGAACTGCCCGACGATCTCGGGCCGACGCAGTACGGCTTTTGCGCCGATGTGATGGAGCATCTTCCGCCTGAGAAGGTG